GGTGAATTTATTCGTGGCTGGGATGACGGACGTGGTGTGGATGCCGGGCGACAATTATTATCTTCACAGGGGGATGCAATAAGAAATATTGAGGGATTCGCAGATGGCGGGATCGGTATGTCTTTTGATGCAATCAGAGGGGCTTTTTATGATGCAGGAACACGATCTGCGAGAATGCCGAATAACACAACTGATATAGGCAAAACCGATGACCTTGGATTCGACGCCTCTCGTGTCGTGCCAACAGCTAATGAAAACCGTCCACGTAACATCGCCTTTAATTATATTGTGAGGGCTGCATAATGAAACCTGTTTTTGATGAAAATGGGCTGGCTACAGTGCCGGGTGATATGCGTTGTTATTATTATGATGCAGTAACGTCTGAATATACGGGCTGGTCTGATGAATATATTAATACTGGCGTAAGTATGCCCGTTTGTTCCACTGGTATTGACCCGGGCGAATACATTCCGGGAAGAGTGGCAGTATTTACGGGTAAGGGATGGAGCCATGAAGAAGACCATCGCAATGAGACCGTTTACTCAACTGAAAATGGCGCAGCTGTTACAGTGGATTATATCGGTGCCATCAAAGACGGTTATGTCACGCTTTCACCGTTAACGCCATACGATAAATGGGATGGTGAGAAATGGGTGACGGATACCGAGGCACAGCATAGCGCCGCAGTAGAAGCTGCAGAAGCACAGCGCCAGTCGCTGATTGATGCTGCAATGGCTTCCATCAGTCTGATTCAACTGAAATTACAGGCCGGGCGGAAGCTGACGCAGCCAGAAAACACCCGACTTAACGCTGTGCTGGATTATATTGACGCGGTGACGGCAACAGATACCAGCACAGCGCCGGACGTCATCTGGCCTGAACTGCCGGAGGCGTAGGCCATTCAATATCTGGCGCACCGGAAGTATCGACCAGTTCCAGTGCGTCCAGATAATCCAGCCACAAATTATATTGCGCCAGTTCCTCACCTTTCAGGCGACCAATCGCCGCTTTACCAGGCCATTGCTTACTGTATATGTATTCGTTGACCTGATTAATCAATTGCTGCTTTTCCAGTTCGGCTGCAGCAATTTGTTCCTCATGAGTTGGCGGTGGAATTTCCCCCCAGGTGGGAAGGCCATCATCACCCGCGATGCGTACTTTCCCTTGCAACGTTCTGTCTTCAATAAATTCCAGGTAAGTGTCATATGTCACTTCGACAACATCAGCAAGTTCCCATCCGGCCTGTTCATATTTCGCCACATCATTTTTAGCGAAAAAACTATTTTTTGAGGCGCTATAAACCATTTCCATATTAATACCCTACTGCAATATAAAAAACTGATTCACCAGCGTCCTGAGAACCTACCCCCGGAACGCCAGACCAGGTTTTGTTAATGAATGCAAAACTGGTATTACTCAGATCAGATGCTCTGTACATCGGGCTGAACATCCAGTAGTTGGCTCCATATGTTTGTCCGAAAACAATGCCATAGCACTGATTTGTAAATGGCGTAGAAAATAATTTTCCACCAGTACCAGCGATAGTCCCGAATCGCATCTGGAACCCATTCGGGAAATTAATTCCGCCTGCCGGTGAAGACCAGTAAGACATATCAGGTATTTGCCCAGCACTATTTCCCACGTTTTTTGTTGCAACGGTTCCTAACCCAAGATTAGCTCTTGCGTCAGATTTATTTGTTAACTCATAAAGATTATTTGCCTTTTGAAGTGCTCCTATTATGCGTAAATCATCACCAGCGGCAACGGTTCCGACTGTCGTGCCCACATCCCTTTTCGCCGCTTCTCCTAAACCAAGGTAATCAAGAACTCCCTGAGTGCTGGTTTTACCAAGAATGGCACGTCCAACACTTGTCAACGCGGTTAACGCGGCACGATCTGCCCCTGTAAAATATGGGAGTTTATCTGCTGATGTAGCAAGCTCCGCCAGCGCCGTCAGGGTGGCATCCTTCGGTTGCTTACCCGCAAGCGCGTTAGTCATGGTGGTCGCAAAATTCGGGTCATTGCCCAGCGCTGCAGCCAGTTCGTTCAGCGTGTTCAGTGCATCAGGTGACGAATCTACAAGTGCGGCAATCGCAGCCATAACGAAAGCCGTGCTTGCGATCTGGGCACTATTAGTCCCCTGTGGCGCTGTTGGTGTTGTTGGCGTTCCGGTCAGTGCCGGGCTGTTTAATGGTGCTTTCTTGTTCGTTTCATCCATTACCGCCTTAACAGCTTTTGGTGTCGCTGCCAGCGTTTCAGACGTGCTGTTCGTGGCGCTACTGAGCTGAACAATCCCTTTTTGTGTAGTGGTGGCGTTCTGGGCGGTATATTTCCCGTTAGCCAGGTCATATGCAGCCTTAACCGCTTTCGGTGTTGCGGCCAGTGTTTCTGATTCACTGTTAATTGCACTGCTTAACTGAGTAAAACCTTTTACGGTCAGCGAGGCGTCCGGGTGACGTCGTGACTGTTCGTGCTCTGATATTTTATCATCCACATATTTGCGGGTTGCCAGAACCACAGACGGGTCGATTTTCAGCGTGATGGCTTCGGTGTTCGTGACAACCAGAATCATGCGGATAGTCTGGGTGCGTCCACTGCCTTCCTGCAACTGCGGTTTGTACGTTTCCGGGCAGTTTGCCACCGCAATGAGTGCACCTTCATCATCATAAAGACCAATCTCACGGATCCAGAATCCTCCCTCGTTTTCAGGGATGATTTGCTCCGCAATAATCTGGCTCTGATTGTTAGGGTCAACACTCAGAAGATTCAGCGGTGCAATGCGTTTCTGGTTAATCAGTTTTGTTTGTGCAGGGTCTGGTGTTGGTAACACACCATTTGCATCACCAACGGCCATTTGCGTCAGATTCAGCTTACTGCCGAGCATCGTCGCGTTAGCCAGTCGTGCTGCGCCCTGATTAGTCAGAATGGCGTAGTATTTCACTGTCATGCGTTTACTCTCAGATTATCAATTAAATGAATGGCCGGGGCAGGGAAATAATCCCCTTCGACAATAATGGACTCCGGGGTGTAGGGATAAACCGTCAGGGCATCGCCGTGATAGCATCCCGTACCAACGAAAATCTTTCCGTTCACACTCAGGCTGATCGCCAGCCCCGTCAGATGGCGACTTACTGGTTTTGCATCCGCAATAAGGCGCTCAAGTTCCTGATACATTTCATCGGTGATGCCCTGATCAAGTACTCCGACAACAATGCGAAATGTTCCTGGCTCCTCGTTGAGTTGCCACCACTCCTTTACTTCAATCAGGTAGCCGAGAGGCTCCACGGCTCTTCGCAGTGCGCTGATGGTCCCTTTGTGTCGGTGTATCAGCCATGCATCACGAATTACCTGTCGCTTTGTCTCTTCCGGCCAGTTGCGATCCCAGCGGTCAACGGAAAACGCCCAGGCGAGATAAGGCAGCAGATGCACCGGGCAGGTGTCCGGCGACCACAGCGTGTTGAGGTCTACCGGAATGTCTGTAATGCGTGTTCCGACGGCTTCGGCACAACGCATGAAATTGCTGGCTGATGGTGGTAACAGTGAATTACTCATTGCGTCCACCTTCGCTGATGGTGAATGACTCACAGCGCGCCGCCTGTATGTCGCTGATGGTCATATTCTGTGTGGGTTCGATTATCTCCACGCGTTGCACACCGTGCACATGCAGTGCGGCAGCAATGGCGGACAACGCCACGTCCTGACCGATAAGCCCCTGCTCAGCCAGCCACTTCCTGAACGACGATTCAGCCGCGGCCAGAATAGGTTCGGATTCCGGGCCGGGGTAAAAGTACAGTTTTGCATTCAGCCGCCATGTCACGATTCTGGCGCTCTGTACGGTCAGGCGGTCGGCCACCGGGCGGGTATCCTCTGCATTCAGAACGGCGCGAACGGTATTAAGCAACGCCTCCGTTGCTGTGCCGTCGCCTTCAGTGGACAGGATGGAAACCGTCACATTTGCCGGAGACGGACTGATAGCCCGCGCATCACGCACCAGACCGCTGGCGCTGCGGGCAAAATACTCGTATGCACCTGACGGGCCAGCAACACTCAGGCCATCGTACGCCCGCTGTGCCCGCAGTCTCAGCGAGGTGTCACTTTCCATCACTGCGTCGGTGGTATCCGTTGCCGGAGTGATGGTCAGGCGCTTTGTGTTCATATTGCCCGCGAGGTTGTCCAGGTCTGTCCCGGCGCTGTGGCTTAACATGCAGGCGTGTGCCCCCTCATTGACCCGCTGGCGTAACAGCATTTCACGAAACGCTGTTGTCTGGGCGATAACGTTCAGGGGTTCCGATTCCAGCTCCAGCGCGGCGGAGACGGCTTCACGCTGTTCGGCGGGATAAGCCGCAATCATCATGGCCTTTGTGTCAGCCAGAATTGCCTCAAAGTCAGGCTCCGCGATGATGGCGGGTTCCGGTAACTGGGAAAGGTCAACGGCGGGCATGATTTACTCCTTCAGCGTGATGGTTAACTCAACATTCTGCATGGTCTGCATGACAGTGCCCGACAGCGTCACCCCGGCGCGGCCTCCCGCTTTCCAGACAACGTCGATGGCGTCCAGGGCAATGCGGGGTTCCCATCGTGTCAGCGCAATCACGGCAGCACTCATGCATTGCAGACGAGTTGTGTTATTCATGGGTTCGTCAATCAAATCAGGCACAAGGCTGCCATATTCCCGTCGCATAACCCGGCTTGCCAGCGGGGTGATCAGGATGTCCCTGACTGACTGTTTCAGGTGCTCCATATCGTTCAGGTTTCCCGTCCCGTCCGGATTCATTCCTGTGTAGCGGGTTGTCACTGCGGGCCTCCTGTCGAATCGCTGCCACCTTTAACGCCACCGTGCTTATGCGTATGCACTGTGATGCCGTTTGAGGTGAAATCGCCGCCGCTGTGCGTGATATTGCCGCTCATCTTTCCCCCTTTTGTGACGTCAAGCGTCGCTGTTCTCAGAAGGTCTGTGCATTCCACGACGGGCGTATCCAGTGTCACGCTGACGGATGCCTGCAGGGTGGCTGTTTTCATGCCGCTGGCGCTCAGTGCGCCTGCGTCCGTGTCGTAGCGGAACACCGCGCCATCCGGCGCGCTGATCACGATTTCTTTCAGGCTTTTGCCGGGGGCCGGACTGGCATCACTCCACAGGCTGCCAATTATCATGGCGGTTTCCGGGTTGCCGCCAATGCAGGCAATTACCACCTGTTCGCCTGGTGATGGCGGCAGCCACACATTGAAG